ATGTCTACACGCTCCGCTCCGCTGCGAAAAAGAAGCCGATACCAGTTCTTGCCCCTGTGGCAGAGCCGGAGCTGAAGAAAGCAAACGAGCTTCAAGTTGGCGGCGAGCACTACCGCAGCATGGCGGTGCAGCCTTGGGACGCGCTCTCTGCGTGGCTTACGCCGGAAGAGTTTCGGGGTTACCAGAAAGGTGTTGCCATCGCCTATCTTGCCCGGGAGCGGAAGAAGGGTGGCACTCAAGATGTTGAGAAAGCCATGCACCACCTGATGAAGCTGGTCGAGGCTGACACGGAGGCGCGGGCCTGATGGATTTAATCACGGTGGACTTTGAGACGTTCTACGATCAGGACTTCTCATTGAGTAAGCTGACCACCGAGGAATATATCCGCGATCCCCAGTTCGAAGTTATCGGGCTGGGGATCAAGGTCAACGATGGTGAGACGGAGTGGGCCAGTGGAACACCTGAACAGATTGAGAAGTTCCTTAAGGGGTATGACTGGGCAGGGTCTGCTGTACTGGCTCACAACACTATGTTTGACGGCGCTATATTATCTTGGTGTTTTGATATTCGCCCTCGCCTGTGGCTTGACACTCTGTGCATGGGCCGTGCTCTACACGGCGTGGAAGTGGGCGGAAGCCTCAAAGCAATGGCCGAACGCTACGGCATCGGAGAGAAGGGTACCGAAGTCCTAAATGCCAAGGGCAAGCGGCGTAACGATTTTACCGAAGAAGAGCTAGACCGTTACGGGGACTACTGCGTCAATGACGTAGACCTGACCTACGCGCTCTTTAAGAAGATGGGCCGTGACTTCCCCAAGCAAGAGCTGAAGCTCATTGATCTCACCCTGCGGATGTTCATCGAACCGAAGCTCGATCTGGACCTAGAGCTTTTGGAGCAACATCTTTATCAGGTGAAGCAGCGCAAGGAAGAGCTGCTGGAAAGCGTGGGGGTGGATAAGAAGGAGCTGATGTCCAACCCGAAGTTCGCTGACCTGCTACGCAACCTCGGCGTAGAGCCTCCCATGAAGATTAGCCTTACCACGGGGAAAGAAACCTACGCCTTCGCCAAGTCAGATGAAGAGTTCAAGGCGCTGCAGGAACACGAAGATGATCGCGTTCAAGCTCTTGTGACGGCGCGTTTGGGTACAAAAAGTACCCTTGAGGAGACTCGGACCCAGCGGTTCATCGACATCGCTAAGCGGGGACTCCTGCCTGTGCCGGTGCGGTATTACGCCGCGCATACTGGTCGCTGGGGTGGGGACGACAAGATCAACATGCAGAACCTACCCTCTCGGGGGCCTAACGCTAAGAAGTTGAAGGGCAGCATTATAGCACCGAAGGGGCACCTCTTGATCGACGCTGACTCTGCTCAGATCGAAGCCCGGGTGCTGGCGTGGCTGGCGGGGCAAAAGGACCTTGTGCAAGCGTTCTTTAACAAAGACGACGTGTATAAGCAGATGGCCTCACGCATCTACGACAAACCCGTTGACGAGATCAGCAAGGACGAACGCTTCGTGGGTAAGACCACGATCCTCGGTGCGGGCTACGGCATGGGTGCGGTGAAGTTCCAAGCTCAGCTCAAGACCTTTGGCTACGACATGGACCTTGACGAGTGCCGCCGGGTTATCGAGGTATACCGCAGATCGAATGGGCGTATCAGTCAGTTCTGGCGCGAAGCGCAGCACATCATCGAGGGCCTGCAACGGGGGCAGTCCGCAGCCTTTGGGGTCAATGGCCTGCTAGAAGCTGTGGGGCCTGAGTCCGCTATCCGCCTACCCTCCGGGCTACTCATGCGCTACGACGAGCTGGGCTTTGAGCCGGGCGAGAAGGGCCCTGAGTACAGCTACAAGACCCGACGAGGCCGAACCCGTATCTATGGTGGAAAAGTTACAGAGAACGTATGCCAAGCCGTCGCTCGGTGTATTATCGGGGAACAGATGCTACGCATAGCCAAACGCTACCGCGTGGTTCTGACAGTGCATGACTCCATCGTCTGCTGCGTCCCTGAAGACAAGGTGCAGGAGGCACAAGCGTACGTCGAGGCCTGCATGAGGTGGGTGCCTGACTGGGCCAATGGCCTACCCATCGACTGCGAGTCCGGCATTGGGAGAAGCTATGGAGACTGCGAATGATTAATACCACAAAAATAGAGTGCCCGGAGTGTCACTCAGACGAGCACATGAAGCAGAAAGCCGTGCTGACCTACTTTCGCATAGATGTAAACGGCACCGACGCGCCCATGTTCTGTGAGAGTGATATGTCGGGAGCAAGGACTAACGCCTTCGATGAAGAAGAAGTGGCGCTGTATTTTTATAACCAAGAGTTGGCTGGTACCTGTATCGTATACGAGTGCCATAACGAGACCTGCCCCAACGAAGGCGATGAAATGGTGCTTCGCCTTGGGCAGGAAAGCACCGGAATTTATGTAGAGTGGGTACACCAAAACCCAAACTACATCTACTAACGAGAGATAAATGAGTGTAGCTCCGTGGTCGTTCAGTAAGATCAAAGCCTTTGAGAAGTGTCCGAGGCAGTTCTATCACCTGAAGGTGGTGAAGGACTACAAGGAGCCGGAGACGGAGGCCATGCTGTATGGCACCGCGTTTCATGAAGCATGTGAGGTGTACATTCGGGACGGCGCGGAGCTAGACCCCAAGTTTGAGTTTGCAAGGCCCATGCTGGACGCACTGGTCGCCAAGCCCGGTGAGAAGCTGTGCGAGTACGAGCTGGGACTGACAGAGAATTTAGAGCCATGCGGCTTCAAGGACGACAACGTGTGGTTCCGAGGTATCGCTGACCTCATCATCTTGGACGGTGAGACAGCATGGGTGATCGACTACAAGACGGGTCGTAACACCCGGTACGCAGATACGGGCCAGCTAGAGTTGATGGCGCTTGCAGTGTTTAAGCACTTCCCGCAGGTGCAGAAGGTCCGAGGTGGCCTGCTGTTTGCCATAGCGAGGAAGATGATTAAGGACAGCTACGGGCGCGATCAGGAAGGCAAGCTGTGGGCCAAGTGGTTGGGGGACTTTGAACGCATGAAGAAGGCGTTTGAGGTCGATGTCTGGAACCCTAATCCGAGTGGCCTGTGTCGTCGTCACTGTGCGGTGCTCGCATGCCCGCACAACGGGAGGAATTGAGATGCCGTATGTGAACAAGAAGCGTCCGTACAAGAAAGAGTACGAGCAGCAGAAGGCTCGCGGTGAGCATGAGGACCGCATGGAGCGCCAACGTGCGCGGCGGGCTGTGGACAAGAAAGGTGTGGACCGCAACAAGAACGGTAAAGCCGACAAGCGTGAGGGCAAGGATGTTAGCCATAACAAGCCTCTGAGTCGCGGTGGCAGCAACAAGGACGGTTACAAGATCGAGAGCCGCAGTAAGAATCGCAGCAGGAATTATAAGAAAAAGAAATAGTTATGCGCCCCATATACGAGACGAAAGCCGACAAAGCTAGAGAGTTAGGTGTGGTGGAGTACCTTCAGCGCAAAGGGTACAAGTTCCTGTACATCGAGACCGTACCTCTTGCATCGTTCGACGGGTATATGGCGCGGCTAGATGGCACCCCCTTCGCACTGGTGGAGATCAAGAACCGACGGAACGCTAGTGATGCGTACCCGACGTACATGATAAGTGCCAGTAAGGTACGGGCGATGCTGGCGACCGCTAAGGCGCACCAGCTACGGGCTCTGCTCTTTGTGCGGTTCACTGACGGGGTGTTCATTACGCGCTTAGAGGATAACGAACAAACGGGAGAGGGCGGTCGCTATGACCGCAACGACAGCAGGGATATTGAGGAGTGTGTCTATATCCCCATGGAGCGGTTTAGGAAACTATGAAAGTAATCAACAACGCAGCAATCCTACTGAATCTACGTCATCCTCAGAAAGTGACTACCGTTATACCGAAGTCTAAATCTCTTGATGACAACAAAGTGGTGGTGAAGTGGGGCATCGACGAGGCGCACGTCCTCAAGAACCTAAACATCCGGGTGCCCTCCCCCATCGAAGGGCAGTACAACTGGCCCGGTAAGCACAAACCCTTCGCGCATCAGAAGACCACGGCTGCGTTCCTGACCATGCACAAGCGGGCGTTCTGCTTCAACGAGCAGGGTACCGGCAAGACAGCCTCAGCCATCTGGGCGGCGGACTTTCTCATGAAGCAAGGGAAGGTGAACCGAGTGCTGGTCGTGTGCCCCCTATCCATTATGGATTCGGCGTGGCGGTCAGACCTGTTTGAGTTCGCCATGCACCGCCGGGTAGACATCGCCCATGGGTCCAAGGACAAGCGCCGCAAAGTTATCGAGAGCGACGCCGAGTTCGTGATAATTAATTACGACGGTGTTGAGGTCGTAGCCGACGCAGTTGCAGAAAACAACTTTGATCTCATCATCGTGGATGAGGCGACGCACTATAAGAACCCGCAGACCAACCGCTGGAAGGTGCTGAACAGCTTGCTCAAGCCGAACACTTGGCTGTGGATGATGACCGGCACCCCTGCTGCCCAGAGCCCCCTCGATGCCTACGGCATAGCCAAGATGGTTAACCCCAACTCAGTGCCCAAGTTCTTCGGCACGTTCCGCCAGCAGGTTATGTGGCAGGTGAC